GGGCCTGCTGCAGATGGCGCAATCAGCCATGGACGGCGACGGCGGCCGAGGCGGCGGGCCGCAGGGCGGACAATATGAGAATGCGTGGGACAACCCGGCCAATTGGGGACCGCCCCCGCCTGTTACCGGCCCGATGTCGGCCACACAGGGTTTCTTTCCCAGCATGTTCCAGCAAGGCCAAGATCCCAACGGGAAATTCTGGAGCATGGGCGATTACATGAGGCAGTATCAGCAGAAATATGGCGGGCAACTGCCGGAAGGGATGGACGAGCGGCACTACAACACCATCAATTCACGGATGCTGGCAAATCCGGGCAGGCCCAACGAACCCGGCGCCTTCATGGTTCTCGGGCACCACATCAGTCCGGCCAAACTGCAATACGATTTGCACCGCCCGATCAGCGATCCGGCTACTGCTGGCAGCATTAATTTCTCCAGGCAGTTCGGGCCAACACAAACTGCATGGTCCACGACGGGAGAACTTGGCTTGCCTGGACAGCTTGAACCGTTCGCGCAGATGTGGGGCTCTGGCGGTCCCTAGCGGATAAGGACATGACACCATGGCCCGCAAACTCAAACGCGGAATTCCGTTTCACCCCGACGATGTACGCGCGAAAATCCGCGCAACCGAACTGGTCAACCGGTTGCAGTCCCACATCTTCGATGGCCTGGAATTGAGCATGTCGCAAGTGAATGCGATCGGTCTTCTGCTTAGAAAGTGCGTGCCCGATCTGACCAGCACCGCCGTTGTTGCCGATATCACGCACCGCTATGTCGTGGAGCTTCCGCCCATGCTCTCGCGTGAGGAATGGGAGAAGAAGTATTCAATCGACCACCTCAATCCATTGCCTGATCCACTCAAGATCACCAACGGCAGTGGAAACCTGCAATAGCCCATGCTCGCCGAACCTGTAGAGCGTGTCTTATGGAGCCCTGGAGCAAACTGGCCGCAATGGTGTTTAATTCAGTGTCCAGTTTTTGAAGTGTTCTTCGGTGGCGCGCGCGGCGGCGGCAAGACCGACGGCATGCTCGGCGAATGGATGGCGCACGCCGACCGCTACGGCGATAAGGCCGCCGGGCTGATGATCCGGCGCACCCGGACGGAACTGATCGACACGATCGAGCGATCACGGGCGATCTACTCGCCGCTCAAATGGACGTACCAGGAGCAAGAGAAGATGTGGCGCGATCCGAAAGGCGCGCGGCTGCGGTTTGCCTATCTCGAGCGCGACGCCGACGCGGAACTCTACCAGGGCCACAGCTACACCCGCGTCTATATCGAGGAATGCGGAAACTTCCCGAGCCCCGCGCCGATCATGAAACTGATGGCGACGCTCCGCTCGGGTGCCGGTGTTCCGGTCGGCATGCGGCTGACCGGCAATCCGGGCGGTCCCGGTCACCAGTGGGTGAAGGCTCGCTATGTTGACCCAGCCCCCCTAGGCAACAAGGTCATCACCGACCCAGTGACCGGGCTCGCACGGGTGTTCATTCCAAGCAAGGTGGACAACAACGTCTTTATTGACGCCGAGGCCTACAAGCAGCGGCTGCGCGCCTCGGGCAGCGCGGAACTGGTGGCGGCATGGCTGGCGGGCGACTGGTCGGTCACGCTCGGCGCGTTCTTCGACTGCTGGGACACGTCGCGGCATGTGATCCGGCCATTCGAGATACCGAAGGATTGGATGCGGTTCCGCTCGATGGATTGGGGTTCTGCCTCGCCGTTCTCGGTCGGCTGGTGGGCGGTGGTGTCGGACGATCATGAGGTGAACGGCCACGTTCTGCCGCGCGGTTGCATGGTGCGCTATCGCGAATGGTACGGGATGAAAGCCGGGCAACCCAATGTCGGGATCAAGCTGCACGCGGCGGAAGTGGGCAGGCAAATTTACGAGCGCGAGAAGGACGATAACATCGCTTACGGTGTGCTCGATCCATCGGCCTTTATCGAGGACGGTGGACCGTCGATCGCCGAGAGCATGGGCACCGGCAGCAACGGCAAAGTGTGGTTCAAACGCGCCGACAACAGGCGGGTGCGACATGGCCAGCAAATCAGCGGCTGGGATCAGATGCGCTCGCGGATGGTTGGTAACGCCGAGGGTCACGCCATGATCGTGACGTTCTCTACTTGCGTGGATAGCATCCGCACCATTCCGTTCCTGCAGCACGATCCCGATCGGCATGAAGACGTGATGACCGACAGCGAGGACCATGCAGGCGATGAGTGGAGATATGCCTGCATGTCGCGGCCGTATGCGCGCGTGAAGGAAGCACCGAAACCGCAGGACATCAGCGGCTATGCGCCGGTGTCGCCGACCGCGCAGCCGGGAGATTGGCGAGTTTATTAGAGGTAACGCGAATGGCCCTAGGCAGCGTCGTATCGATCAGCGGCGGCGGCTACCCGCAAGGCGGGTCCGCGTCCGGCCGCAATGCGCCGATCGGTGATGACAAGCAGGAGGACAAGGACGGTTTTTGGTCGCTGGAAAAATGCGTCAACGCCTACACCACCTATATCGACAACAAGAGCGAGGAAATTCAGGAGCAGCAGATCGCGCGGCGCTATCGCCACGGCGCGCAATGGACCCACGAGCAGATCAAGGTGTTCAACGATCGCAAGCAGCCGGTGGTGACCTACAACAAGATCGGCCGCAAGATCGATGGAATTGTCGGCTTGGTGGAAAGGCTCCGGCAAGATCCCAAAGCCTATCCGCGTACGCCGCAGCATCAGGCCGGCGCCGATCTGGCGACCGCGGTGCTGCGCTATCTCATGGACCGCAACAAGTGGAACGAGGTTGCGCCGCTGGTCAACGAGGCCGGCGCCGTCGACGGCATTGCCGGGATCGAGCTCGACCTCAAGCCGATGCCGGCGCCGAAGCAGACCGGGCAGGGCATGATGCCGGGCATGCCACCGCCAGAACAACAACAGCCCGACTATGATGTGTTTTTTGGACCCGTCGACAACGACGGGTTTTTTTATGACCCGCGCTCGTTCAAGCACGACTTTTCCGATGCCCGCTACATGGGCATGGGGAAATTCGTCGACGAGGAAATGATGGTCGAATTGCTGCCCGGCATGGAGGATGACATCAAGGCGGCGTGCGACAGTTCGCTGGAATTGACCAGCAATTCCGACCGCGACAACAAGTGGTTTCAGGCCAATGGCGACTTCAAGCAAATTAGGCTGGTCGACATCTGGTACAAATCCAAGGGCGGCTGGAAGTGGGCGCTATTCACCGGCTCGAAGATATTGATGCAGGGCGACAGCCCGTTCAGCGACGAGAACGAAAAGCAGTTCTGCAAATATTTGATGTATTCGGCACAGGTCGACCACGACGGCGACCGCTACGGCTTCGTGCGCAATCTGCAATCGCCGCAGGATGAGGTCAACCAGCGCCGCTCGAAGGGCCTGCATGAATTGAACAACCGCCGCATCATCGCCACCAAGGCGGCGGTGGCTGACGGCAACGTGGAGGCGCTGCGCAAGGAGGCGGCCAGGGCCGATGGTATCGTGCTGGTCAACACCGGGCTCGATGACATCCGCTTCGACGATCAGGCCAAGCAGGCTGGGATCATGGGCCAACTCGAATTCATGCGCGACGCCGCAGCGGAGATCGAGAACTTCGGGCCCAACGCCGCGATCGCCGGCGGCGACGTGGGCAAGGGATCATCCGGCCGCGCCATTGCGCTGCTGCAGCAGGCCGGGATCGCAGAGCTCGGCCCGTACATGACCAATCTGCGGTCGTGGAAAATCCGGGTCTATCGCGCGCTGTTCAACGCCGCGCAGAGTTACTGGATCAACGAGCGCTGGATCCGGGTGACCGACGCGCAGGGCGATCCGCAATTCGTGCAGATCAACGCTACGGTGCCCGGCCCCGATGGCATGCCGCAGAAGCAGAACGCGATCGGCGAACTCGATGTCGACATCATTCTCGACGAGGGCCCCGACACCGTGACCTTGATGCAGGACACCTACGACGCGATCGCGCAGGCGCTGCCATCGGTGGCGCCCATGCTGTCGCCCGCCGCATCCGCAGCGGTGATGAAGGCGCTGATCGAGACTTCGCCGCTGCCGGCCGACATCAAGAAGCAGTTCCGCGACGCCAGCGAGCAGGAGCAGCAGCAGCAGCCCGATCCGAAGATGGAGGAAGCCAAGGCCAAACTGATGCTGCAGCAGCAGGAGAGCCAGGCGCGAATGGCGCTGG